TCCCGGACGCAATGCTGAACTTCCCGCCGGCAAAGTGCAGCGGGGCGGTGCAGGTAACGTCCTGGTCAATGAGATAGGTTCCCGCGGGGATGAGGACCGGCCCGCCGGCGGCTGATGCCGCGGTGAGTGCTGCAACGGCACTGGACGCCCCCAGGGCCAGATCGACCGTGGGCGCCTTGGATCTGATGTCTATCGCGGGGGTTTCCTGGGAGATAATGTTCTTGACGAGGATCTGTTCCATTACTCCACCTCCGCTTTCTCCTCCGGAGTGTTGCGGAGCGCCTTGTCCAGGGCCATGAGGCCCCCGGTGATAAACGCTACAGCCAGGATCGCGGTCCAGCGGCCCACGTCAGACCACGTCTCCGCGGTGAACGTCCCGGATCCGATCATGGCCACCACCTGCGCCATCCCGCCGATGACGAAAGCCCTGGCAAACCGTTTCCCTACCCTGATCCAAAATTGCTTGTCCATATGATTCCCTCCCCAGGATGAATTGCTTTTCAGGAAAGGCATAGCACGAGAAGGGGGTGGGTGTCAAAAACAAAGCCCCCAGGATCCAAAGACCCTGGGGGCTCGTCTCTCTTGCCTCCCTACCCCTAAGAAGGCCCGCCGGTACGTCCGGCGTGTTTGGCGGTTGCAGGTGTAATCTAGTACCCTTCGCGCTCCCTGTCAATCTCTTCTTTGCCGTTGCAGTAGGCCAGCATAGCCATACCCACGGCGGCGATACAGCCGCCAATCACCATCCCAATCAGAAATGCAATCACCATCACTTGCCTCCTTCGGTCAGTTCGAGCAGCAGGTCAATCTCATGGCGGGCCTTCAGGAGGTCCTCCCTGCCACCCTTGAGTTTGAATCGGCATACTCGCTTGATTATACACCCTTGCAGAAAGTTAAGCCCGTTGCGGGTGATGAACTCAACGGGCTGGATTACAAAGCCCTGGTAGTGGGCGCCGCCAACCTGGATCCCCAGAGCGGAATCTACCTCATCCACCATCAACGCCGTAAATTTTTCTCTTCCCATGCACACAATGACCTCCTTCCGAAATGGGCGATGCACAGAGCATCAGCCCGACCGTTATCCTTCTTCCGCGTCAGCTTGGGCGCCAGCCCGGGGTAGAGCCTCCTGGCGGCCTCCAGGCTCATCCCCTTGGTGTCCACCTTCCCGCTGGCCAGTTTGCGCCGTGGCATGGCTCCGAAGACCTCCTTCTGCCACGTCTGGGGCGTCACAAACGCAAACGGAAGCCCCAGGGCTTCCAGGCGCCCCCACCACCGGCCAAAGTTTGTCATAAACTTTGCGGTGCTGGAAACCCCCTGCTTCGGCATGGCGTGGACCCGCTCCAGAAATACCTCCACCTTCCCCCTGTTGTACGCCGCCAGATCCTCAAGGACCAGCATTCCCTCCGGATCATCAAAGTCCCAGACATCCCGGAGATCAACGTCCGGATAGATGACCGCGATTGCTCCCGTGTCCCCGGGGTCTATCCCGACCACCGCAATCCCGCTGTCAGCCAGTTCAACCTTCTTGACCACCGTTCCCTCCCTAAAGTTTGAGATCGCCGGCTAAACTTTAAAGTCGCCGGTTTAAAGTTTAAACCCCTGACTACGCCCCTCGCGTAGTCATGTAGTCACTTGTGTATTTCATACACAAGTGACTACAGTGACTACGCTCGATAGGGGGAAATATCCAATTTCTAATACAAATCCAAAAAATTGGATAGGTGAAACTTTGGTGCAGGTGACTACGGGGTTTTGGCACGGAAATTGCGCGAAGTGCAAATTTTGCACTTTTTTTGCCTGTAACTGTTGCAAATCGCGTAAATAAGAATCCATTCCTAGTTGAAATGTAGTCACACACATTGCATAGGAATTTAGCATCCGCGGCGCTAAAGTTAAGCTAAACTTTAGCAAAGTTAAGCCAAAATCAGGGAAATTTTCCCTGATTTTTGACCCGATTATTACATTTTTGTAGCTTTTTGTAGTCACTAGCCCCGTAGTCATCATATTATTGAAAATTTGATAATAGTCCTGGTCGACCAGGGTTTTCCTAAAGTTTAGACAGCTAAACTTTAGGTTTAGAACGCCATTTTTAGAGTTTAGCGCCCCGTTAAAAGCCAATGTTATCCTCCTGAAACTCCTTGACAGGCTTTACAGCCAAGCAGACTTTCCCGCCCGTAATGGCCAGGACGCCCGTCCGGCTCATGGTCAGTATGGATCTCCGGTAGTTGGCCCGGTCGAATTTCAGCCCCAGGGCCTCCGCCCGGAGGGAATAGAGATCCTTCAGGGCTTCGACCGTGATAGGCTCCGATTGTGCCCCCAGCAGGTCCAGGATGATGGCCATGGATCCGTTGCGCCGGCTGCCGCGGAAGCTGTCCTGCCGGATCATGTCAGCGGTGGCCTCCATTGTCATCGTGTCCAGGACGAGGCTGGTAACGCTGTCATCCAGGTCCCCTACCTGCATCGTGACTTCCCGCGCCCGGAACCAAGTGTCCCCCGGTGGGCGCCCATCCTTCATCTTCCCGGGGGCGCGGAGGCAGACCGTGTCCCGCGTGATATCGTCCCGCTCAACGAGGTAGTGCGCATCGACGCCGGCCATCAGGGCATAGGCGCCCCGCGGCCGGTCCTTGGCCATATGGCCAACGTGATGGATGATGAGGACGGAGCAGCCGCAGAGGGTTTTGAGCCGGTTGATCTGGTTGAGGAACGTGACCATGTCCTGGGTGGAGTTCTCATCCCCGGCGCCGAAGCTGGTGGCCAAGGTGTCCAGGATGACCAGGGACGGGCGCCGCTCCCCCGTGGTGGCCCGGATGGAGTGCATCAGCCGGTCCATGTTGGCCTTGGCGTCCAGGTCCACGGCGTAGGGTGAGAAGTACATGGGGACCCGCCGGCTTATCTTGAGGGCGCGAAGCAGGGCGCTCGATCGACGGGACAGCCCGCCATGGCCCTCGCCGGCCAGATAGTAGACCGGCCCCTGATCCACCTGCCGGCCGTCAGACCACGGCATCCCCGCGGCGATATGCAGCCCCAGGTCCATTGCCATGAATGATTTCAGGCTCCCGCTGGCGCCATACCAGACGGTGACGGTCTGCTGCTCGATGTAGCCCTCAACCGTCCAGCGGGGCTTGGCCATCTTCGCCGCGAGGTCGGTGATGTCAATGAACTGAATGAGATTGTCAGGGACCACCGGGGTAAACTCCTGACTGGGATCATCCGCGCCAGGGGTCCCGCGGGCGTATTTGTAGGCGTTGAAGACCTTCCTTTTCAGTTCTGTATCGCTCCAAGGGGGATGACAAAAGCGCTCGTTGTTATATTCTCTAGACGCCAGATCAAAACATAGGTCTTCACTGATCCCAAAATCTCGTACACGGCACAGGACTCTAAATATTGTATTGTCTCCACCTTGACCCTTTACTGATGGCTCAGCGGTGCGGAGGTAGCTGATGGCGCGTTCGATGTTCTGGGGTTGGTCCAGATCGATCAGGGACTCCCTCGATTCTGGTGGGGGTGGTTCTTCGCCGGCCGCCGTTGTGACCCAGGCGGGAAGCGGAACGATGTCCAGGTCCCGGGCCACCTTATAGACGCCCTTGCCTGGGACATAGGACCCGGGGAGCGGGATCATCACCGGGATGTCCACGCCTGGACCCAGGCGGTTTGCGCCGCGGCGGGCGGTGCCGCTATAGATGAGGTGGCCGCCGCCGGAGGGTGTGCTGACTGACAGCGTCCCGGGGAGATCGCCGTAGATCATGGCCAGATCCCGAAGGGTTTGAGTCCCCGCTTTCCCATTCTTATTGTCCACGTCCACGACCGTGAGGCCGGAGCGCTTCAGGTCGATGCAAAAATAGAGGCTCTCCTCCGGGTGCATATCGGCCCAGGCGCGGACCTTGTTGGGGTCATTGGAGGACTCCGAACCCCACTTGCATAGCCCGATATGCCGGCCATCTTTCCAGATTGCCGGAAAGAGGTGGGCATTGGGGTACTTCGCTAAAAATGCGAGGGCGGATTCCAGCGTGTCAGTCATAGCGCCCGCCTCCGCTCCATGTCCTGGATCTTGACATAGAGTTCGACGGGACAGCGGTTGATGCCAAGCTCATATTTTGAAAAGTTTTTAATATTGGTTTGTACGCTGAGAGGCGCGGATTTATTGATTAAACTCACAAAGTCCGTGATAGAAAGTTTGAATACCTCTTCACGGTGGCGCCTCAGTTTGGCGCCGATCACTTTCTTGCTCATGGCTGCTGGGGCCTCCTTTCTTACAGTATGCAATCTAGCACGTCAAATTATTTTTGGCAAAGTAAAATATTCGCTTGACAAGCGAATTTCGGATCGTTACTATATGGCTCAGTTGGATGAGAAATTAAACACTCTAACAGGAGCGTTAAAGATGAAAGACAGATATAAAATCACGATTTCACGGACCAGGGTCGCTCCGAACAGTCCTTTTTGGAACTATCACGTCCACCTCTTCGATCTCCAGAAACAGGAGAGCGTACATTTTCGTTGCCCGGAGTCAGTGCAAGCGATAGCGATGGCGGAGGGTATGAAGGAGGCCATCAGGAAGGGACTGCTGTCAAATGACAGCGACAACATAGACCCGGAGATATATCGCACCTACGAGGGGGCGGAGAGATGACCGTGGATGAAGCCGTCAGAGTTGAAGTCGTATGCGTGGCCCAGAAGGGCGAAAGCCCGAAATGGGAGGTCCGGCTTCAGAAGCATATCGGCCGGCTCATCACACCGCAACGTATGTTTTTCCCCTGCGCGTCCGAACGGGACGCGGAAGCCATGGCGGCCAGGATTTGCGCCTCCGCCCGGGAGTACTCTTTCGATATTATTGAACCCCATTTCTAAAAGGAGACGTAACTGGACATGAATTATTACAACGAGTGGGAAAAGTTTCCCGCCCAATGGCTCAGGGAGCTGGCAGCGGACGGGCAAATTCCAGAAGGGACAGTCGATGAAAGAAGCATATCAGACCTCAAACCGGATGACCTCAAAGGATATGACCAGTACCACTTCTTCGCGGGGATCGGCGGCTGGCCCCTCGCGCTCCGGCTTGCCGGATGGCCCGAAGATTGGCCCATCTGGACAGGTAGCTGCCCCTGCCAGCCCTTCAGCAGCGCGGGGAAACGCAAAGGAGACAGTGATGAGCGGCACCTCTGGCCTGTCTGGTTCGAGCTTATCAGAGTTTGCCGACCGAATGTCGTTGTTGGCGAACAGGTTGCGTCAGCTATTGCCATGGGCTGGCTCGACCGAGTACTCGATGACCTGGAAGCGGAAGGTTACGCCACATGGGCGTGTGTACTACCAGCTTGCAGCGTCGGGGCGCCGCACATCAGGAGCCGATTGTTCTGGGCTGCGGGATTGCCTGTTGGCGGGCTGGCGCTCCCCCACGGCAACGGACGGGACCAACGGCGGCCCGAATGCGCGGGACAGGGCCGGGAACCCTCACCTGTCGATGGAGGCGCAGCTTGCGGGGTGGGCGACAGCCAGCAGCCGAGATTGGAAGGACACGCCGGGGATGAGCGCGACCGGGACAAACCCGGACGGATCGGAGCGGGAGCGATTGGATCAACTCCCGCGACAGGTCACTGGTCTGATGCCGTCCCCATCCTCTGCCGGGACGGAAAAACCCGCCGGGTCCCTGCGCCTCAACCCGGCATTTTCGGGCTGGCTCATGGGCTACCCGAGGGAATGGATCTTGGCTGGGCTGAGAGCGCATTTCCACTTGCGGGGAAAGTCGAAGGGCGCGTAGGGCTACTCAAGGGCTACGGCAACGCCATCGTGCCCCAGGTTGCAGCGGCGTTCCTGCGGGCGATTTTCGGGTGACAGGCTCGGTGCCCTTAGGCCGGCGGAGGCCCTGGCGGCCAGGATTTGCGCCTCCGCCCGGGAGTACTCGTTCGATATCATTGAACCCCGTTTCTAACTGGAGAGGTAACTGGAAAGGGAGATTATGACAGAGATCCGAAACATCTACGGAACAGCAATAGCCACAGGCGACGGCACTATCGCCGAGATGGCAGTGGCCAATAGGGCCGACCTGCGCGGGGCCAACCTGCGCTGGGACAACCTGCGCGGGGCCGACCTGGGCGGGGCCGACCTGAGCGGGGCCGACCTGCGCGGGGCCAACCTGCGCGGGGCCAACCTGCGCGGGGCCGACCTGAGCGGCATCCCCGCCCCGCTCGTCCTACTGGCGCAGTGGGGCACGCTCCCTGACGCCCTGACGCTGGGCCTCATGCGGTACGACGCCGCTAACCACCCCGAGCCCGAGCGTTTTTTGGCGTGGGCTGACGGTGGACCATGCCCGTACTCCGGGCTATCCATCGCACGGGCGGCAAATTTCCAAGAGCGCCGGGGGCTGATCTGGGCCGATTTCTTGAGCCTCCCGGTCAAGAGCGCGTGGGACTTGACATGCGAACTGGCCGAGGCTAAGGGGTTTAAATTTTAGGGGGATTTATGAGAATAGCCATGCAGGAGAAATATAAACCAAGGCCCGAAGATATTCAATGGGCAAGGACCACCCTCAAGCGGGTCAAGCACGGCGGCATGATAATCATGCCGGGGCCAGGGCTCATCTTCACCGTGGACCACGATCGCAAACTCCTGACCCTGGTGCTTTCCCGGGATCCGGGAGACATCAGCGGGACGTATGCGAAGAGCGTGGAGGTTTTCAGTTTACTTGGATGGAGGCTGCGGAAAGCGGTATGACAATGCGAATGCAATCTTACGGGGAGCAACCACAAGATAAATCAATGGTGACGCTATGGCGGGCGGTCATCCTCAACGCCGTCACGGATGCACGGCGACTCGAAGATCCGGAGACGTTGAAGCACAAATATCACACCTATGAGGCGCTCAAGGCATACGATTGGCTCACCAAGCCCGGGAATGAACACCGGGAAGTCCTCTGCACGGTGGCGCAGATCCATGAGGATCAACTGATCGCCCGGGTGCGGACTTTGGTGCAGGATGAGATGGTGTCCCGCGCCCGTAAGTCCGTCCAAAAGAGGCTGAGAGCGAAGGATTTGAATCGATGAAAATGCGCTTTGCAAAGGGCCTTTTCTGGGTCCAGGCTGAATATCAGGAGCGCATGGAGCCGCTGAAGGCCGGCTTCAAGTGGCACCGCGGCCGCCGGCTGTTTTATAGCCCCCTGCCCTACCACGCCGCGAAGCTGATGGACCATGCTGTGGACCAAGAGACCCGGGACCGAATCCGGGCCGGCTTCGAGATGGTTGAGGCTTCCCAGGCGGCCGCGTCTGACGCTTCGATCCCTTGTCCGCCGGGGCTGAAATACTTCCCTTTCCAGGTGGCCGGCGTCCAGTTCATGCAGCGGGCGCTGGCATTCCAGGGTGGGGTGTTGAATGCCGATGAGATGGGGATTGGGAAGACCATCCAGACGATTGGAGTCATAAACGCTGGAGACTACAAGAAGATCCTGATCCTCTGCCCCGCCATTGCCAAGCTGACTTGGCTCCGGGAGATGGAGCGGTGGCTGGTGGATTACTACACGATCGGGGTGGCCCAGGGTAGCAAATGGCCCACTGAGACGGCCGTGGTGATTGCAAACTATGACATCATAGCCCGCAACAGGGAGGCCATCAAAGCCACCTCCTGGGACCTCCTGGTGGCGGATGAGTGCCACTATCTGAAAAATCCCCAGGCCCTGCGGTCTCGGACGGTCCTGGGGGACCAGGATGAGCAGGGGATCCAGGCGCGACACAAGATATTCCTGACTGGGACCCCCATCCTGTCCAGGCCCATGGATATCTGGCCGGCGCTGAACTACCTCACCCCCGGGATGTTTGGGAGCCGTGTGAAGTTTGGGCTTAAATACTGCGGGGGCTACCGGGATGGAATGGCCTGGGATTTCTCCGGCGCCTCGAACACTGATGAGTTGCAGTATCGGCTCCGCTCGAACGTCATGATTCGCCGGCTGAAGAAGGACGTGCTGAAGGAGTTGCCGCCGAAGATCCGCCAGATCGTTGAGATCCCCGCGGCCGGGAATGCCTGGATGCAAAAGGCGCTCAAGCGAGAGATGGCCAAGGTCCAGAACTACCGCCAGCAGGTCCGCGGGCTGGCGCACTTCAATGAAGCCATGGCGATGTCCGATCTGGCCCAGGCCCGCCATGAGACGGCACTGGCCAAGGCCCCCGCGGTGGTTGAGCATCTCCAAGGCATCGTTGCCAGCGGTCAGAAGGTCATCTGTTTCGCTTGGCACCGCGATGTAATAGAGACGCTGGCGAAGGGCTTCACTGAGCCAGCGGTGGTCACTGGGGCCACCTCGCAGACGGCGCGGCAGGAGGCGGTCCGCCGCTTCCAGGAGGAGGAATCCTGCCGTGTGTTCATCGGGAATATTCTGGCCGCGGGAACCAATATCACGCTGACCGCGGCTTCATGGGTGGTCTTCGCGGAACTCGATTGGGTTCCGGGAAATATCAAACAGGCGGAGGATCGGGCGCACCGCATCGGTCAAACATCCTCCGTCTATGTCCAGCATCTGGTTCTGGAGGGTAGCATCGACGCCCAAATAGCCCGGGTGCTTTTACAGAAACAGCAGATCATTGATGGTGCTGTAAACCTGGAGTCTGAGTTCATCGAGGACGAGGCTTCAGTATTGTTGAATCTACTTAATTCCATGGGAGAAAAATAGATGAAGATCGAGCTTTGCATCACCGCCGCACCGGAAGTTCTGGAAACGATTGACCGGCTGTCCGCCGCCATCTCGAACCGCGGGGTGTGCGCCCCGGAGCATCAGGCGCTGGTGGCACCGCCGCGGGAGATTGGCCCTGCGAAGACCACAGACGAGCCGGCCCCCTCCACCCCGGAGCCGGAGGTAGAGCCCAGCGGCCCGGAGGCGGTGGACCACCGCGCCATGCTGATCGAGAAGCTGACGGACCTGGGGGTGGCCATCCCGAACCGGACCAGGACCACCACCCTGGAGAAGATGCTGGCGGACGAGATCGAGAAGCGGAAGGCTGAACTCCAGCCGCCGGCTCCCGGAGCGCCCGTCCCGCCGGCTCCCTCCGCGCCCATCCCGCCGGCCGCGGTGGAGAATGACCCCTTCGCCCCGGAGCCGGAGCCGCCGGCCGCCGCCCCGGGGGAGGTCACCAAGGAAGCGCTGTCCGAAACCCTGAAGCGCTATGTCCTGGGAGCGCCCGACGAGAAGACTCGCAACGTCCGCCGGGAAGAGGTTCGCAACGCGCTGAAGCAATTCGGCGCCTCGTCGGTGGCGGAACTGGACCCGTCCAAGTATGCCGCCATCAAGGAGATGTTCTAATGGCTGCTCACGCGAAGCTGGCGCCGTCAGCCGCGCACCGTTGGCTGAACTGTCCGGGATCTATCCGCCTGACCGCGGACATCCCAGAAACCACCTCCAAATATGCGGAGGAGGGGACCGCGGCCCATAGGGTAGCGGAGTATTGTCTGAACACAAAGCACGATATTTGGGATATGGCGGTCGAGTCCTTCATGTCCATCCAGCGGCTCAATAATCTCCTGGATAAAGAGGAGTTGCCCTTCATCCAGGTTTATCTGGACACCATCCGGGCGGACAGAGCTTTGTATCCGGACGCGGAGTTCCGGGCGGAGGAGAAGGTCCGGCTGGATCATTACGTCCCCGACCTCTTCGGGACGGTGGACGCCCAGCTTGGGGAGTACCTGGGGACGCTCCGGGTTTACGACCTCAAATTCGGCCGCGGCGTCCTGGTGGAGCCGGAGGGGAACCCCCAGCAGATGATTTATGCCCTGGGGGCCATCGGCAAAGACAACTTGAACGACTATCAGGATGTCGAACTGGTCATCATCCAGCCCAGGGCGCCCCATAATGAGGGACCCGTCAGGCGATGGAGGACCACCGTGGAGTACCTCCAGCGGTGGGCCGATGAGGTCCTGGTCCCCATGGCCAACTTGACGCGGGATCCAAATGCCCCCGTGTCAGCCGGCGACTGGTGCCGGTTCTGTCCGGCGCTGGGCCAGTGTCCGGTGGCGGCGAAGAAGGCCGCGGAATCCGCCATGCAGGAGTTCGACGCGGTGATCCAGGCGGAGCCGGCAAACATCGTCCTGCCGGACATCCAACTCATGGACGAGGCCCAGATCAGCAGGGCGCTCCTGTTCGCGGAGATCCTGGCACCCTGGCATCAGGCGCTGGAGAAGTATGTCCACGGGCGCCTGGAGGCTGGTGTGGAGATCCCCGGGTGGAAGCTGGTCCGGGGGCGGAGCGGGCGGAGGACCTGGACCAATGAACAGGCCGCCATTGCCGCTTTGCGGCCCAAATTCGGCGGTGAAATCTTCACGGATCCGGTGCTGCTGAGTCCGGCCCAGCTGGAAAAGAAGATCGCCGGGGTGGACAAGAAGCTCATTGCCAGCCTCGTAACAGTTCCGGAAGGCTCCCCCACGGTGGCCCCGGAGTCTGACAAGCGGCCGGCGCTGGCGCCGTCTGCCGTCCGGGATTTCCCGGATGAGGGAGAGGAGGATTTTTTAGAGTAAAGCAGGACCGTCAACCTGGGGTTTATCTGTGGTGTAGGAACAGAGAGCAAAGGATAGACACCAGAGTTTGCCGCGTGTGCAAGCGCGTTGGCGGGTGCAGCGATTTTCTACGCTTTGAAGGATTTTTAGGATAGGAGTTTTCAGATGGCTACCAATAACAAGGATCGGAAGAACATCATCACCGCGGAAGGCCGCGTATCGTTCCCGTGCGTTTTCGCCCCTTCGAGCTACTCCGGGAAGTACGAAATGACTCTGGTTTTCCCGAAGGGGACGGATCTCTCCACGCTCCAGGCGGAGGCCAAAAGGGTGGCGGTGGAGAAATTCGGTCAGAACATCAAGGGGCTGCGCAGCCCCTTCCGGAAATGCAGCGAAAAAATGGAGACTTACGGGGAGTTTGACCCCGACTCCGTGTTCATTGCCTTCCGCACGAAGCAACAGCCGGGGCTGGTGGACGCGGCCAAACAGCCCATCATTGCCCAAAATGAGTTTTACGCCGGCTGCTGGGCCAGGGTCTCCTGCCGCGCCTACGCCTACGAGAACAAGGGCAATCGCGGGGTGGCCTTTGGACTCCAGAACATCCAGAAGACGAGAGACGATGACCCGCTGACCGGCTCCGGGCTGAAGGCGGAGGACGAGTTCGAGGCGCTTGCTGGCTCGTCGGAGGATCCCGCGGCGTACGACAGGGCCGCGGACGAGGATATTTTCGGAGCGGGACCCGCGGCTGATTCGGGCGACCCCTTCTCCTTCTAAACCACAATTCCCCCGCCAAGGGTAGCGCCTTGGCGGGGGCGCCTGGGGGTGCGGGATGAGAACTTTTCTGACTGCTCTTATATGGATCGCCGTGACGGCGTTCTTCGCGTGGTTCTTCTGGACCACCCCGATCGCCATCCTGGCAATCCTCCTTTTTCTCATAACCGGATTGAGGAACTAAAATGTACGACATAATCGAGTGTAAAGGCCACGCCGTGATTCGATACCTGAAGGCCATCGGATGGCGGCCGGAGCCGAAGAAAAAGCCGGTGGACTGGGGTAAGATGCGCCAGGATGTCCGGGCCGCCATGCTGTCCGGGGACCCATTCCAGGCGGTCGATCGATACAAGGGGACGCGATGAAAGTCACGATCGATTTTGAAACCCGATCGCGGTGCGACCTGAAAAGCCGCGGAACCTGGGTGTATGCGGAGGACCCATCAACAGAGATCCTCTGCATGGCCATGAAGATCGATGACCAGCCGGCCAGGATATGGGCGCCCCTTTGGGTGCGCAATATTATTGGGGGGAGCAGCCTCCTGATTGATGATGTCATTGTGCAAAACGCCCTTCTCGAGGCGGACATCATCGAGGCTCATAACGTGGCCTTTGAGCGGGCCATCATCGAGATGAAAACCACCTGGAAGGTGGACCCGAAAAAGTACAGGTGCAGCGCGGCCAAGGCCGCCGCGCATTCCCTCCCGCGGGACCTGGACGGCGCCGGTAGAGCCATCGGTCTGGCAGTCCAGAAGGACAAGGATGGATACTTCCTCATGCGGCGGATGTGCAAGCCCACCATCGGCGGGAAGTGGATCCAGGACCGCGACAGCCTGATTCGGCTTTGCAAATACTGTATGCAGGACGTGGAGGCAGAGTACGCCCTTTCCGAAGCCCTGCGGGATCTCAGCGCCGCGGAACTCCAGGTCTGGCAAGCGGACCAGACCATCAACCGCCGCGGGATCCGGGTGGATGTTGAGCTTGCAAAGGCCGCGGTGCAACTGGTGGCGGAGTATGAG